TTAGAGCGTTCCGAACATCGACTTCATGAGCGCGATTGTTGACGGGGCCAGTGTGACGGAACACGCCATGTCGGGTTCTCCAGGATCTTCCCACAGATGCTTGAGACTTGCTAATACTGTCATGAGATCATCTTTAGGAATTTCGGGAAGAAGAGTTGTACGCGCAGCTCTTAAGTTATTAAAGTACGCCGCTTGCTCTGGAGACATTCCCGATTTGATTCTCCGACAGTATTCCTCATATAAACGCTGCAGCACTAACCTTTGAACGGCAACCATATATATCACCTCCTAATATCAGTATAGCGCATTACAGGAGGAACAACAAGGAGATGACACCATGATTTTCAGCATGATAGATAATGAAGAAGATCGCGCAGGTTTTTTTGATGGGGTGCGTATTCCGTGGCTTACTGGAGTAGACATTACGGAAATCCGCCCGACAGGACGTGTCAAGGTACGCATCGAGTGCAGGCTGCCGATGTGCGGCACAGACGGAAAGGATGAAAATAATGACTTACTGCATTAAAGACACGCTGAAAAAACAGCTCGACCTGCTCTCGCAGGCGTCCGGGGCATGTATAGACGGCGATGAACTCAGCACTCTGACGCACGCAATGCTTCAGGTCTGCGAGTTTCTTGAAAGGATCGAGCGGGATGAGGGCGCGCAGCACAGCCCTGATAAATGCAGCCGCACGGCGCAGATGGATCTCCATGCCGCGGACGGAAAGACAGTGGCCGCCCTGCGCAGGGGCGTGCCGGAACACGGCATTCCCGATGAGCCAATGGTGGACGATGGTGAGGAGCTGCGGCCGTGCTGGCATGGCGGGCCGTTGAATGGCAGGGGCAAGGCGTTTGAGCGGCTGATACGTGACCTTGAAGCGGCGGGCGCGCCGGCGGATTTCTTCCGGGGGAAGTGTTATCAGGAAGTTTTGCGCGACATTGCGGATGTGCTTCAAATCGAGAAGCTGGCAAACGAAGCTGCACAGATGATTTCCGGCATCGCTGCCGACCACAGTAAGAGGGGCGCCGACACATGAACAAATACGAAGATTTACTGCAGGCCGCAGAGCCTGTAAAGAACCTCCTGCGGGAACAATACGACCCAATGTGCGAGATCCGCATAACGTTCGACCGCGTGGACATCCTGCGCGGGGAAATGGGGCTACCGTTCGAGGCTGCACGGCAGGAGGCCGGAAGCATAATGTACGACGCGGTTTTCGGCAGCCACCCGTACAGACAGGTAGAAGAATAACAGCCGAAACAGCCCTTCGGGGCTGTCGTGCGGGGGCTGACCGCCCCGCGCCTGACGACGGCAGGTCGTCTGACCGAAAGTAGGTGAATTTTTGGATATCACGCTAAAACCCAGTGAAGCAGCGTCTTTAATGGATTGTACGGTTAGAGCAATCAGAAAGCGCATCGCTCTTGGCAAACTTGATGCAGTTACCATCATAAATAAGGATAATCGTCCCCAGTACCAAATCGCAATATCCTCCCTCCCGCCCAGCGCACAGGAAAAATACTACGCCCGCCAGCGAGCGGAGCTGGCGGCCCCGGCGGATGCTTTGTCCGCCTCCACAGCCAAAGCGCTTAAACCGTTCGACTGCTACACCGAAGCGGAACGGGAGGAGATCGTATTCTGGAAGCGGGTGCTGGCGGACTGGGAAAAATACCGGCAGCGGGGCGGCATGAACGCCGCAGAGCTGGACAAGCGGTTCCTTGCGTATCTGGCGCTTGAGTATCCGGACCGTAAGCTGAGCATCGCCACGCTGTACCGGAAGCGCAAAGCGCTGGCGGAGGGCGACCTGGACGGCCTGGTGGACGGACGCGGCAAGGGCCGCAAGGGCAAACGCAGCATGCCAGAGCCTGTGTGGACGTTTTTCCGGGGCGCACTGCTGCAGGAGACCAAGCACATGGATATCCGCGAGGCAATGCGGCAGACGGAAGAACACTTCCAGCTGACGGACCCGGACATGCTCCCCCTTCCCTCGTACAGCACGTTCCGGCGCAGGGTGCTGGAGGATATCCCGCCGCAGGTGCTGTGCCTGGGCATCTACGGTGAAAAGGCGCTGAAGGATGAATTTGTCCCGTTCGTACGGCGTGACTATAACCCCATGAGCAGCAACGAGTGGTGGGTAGCTGACAACCACACCTTCGACGTGAAGACGCTCGGGGCAGACGGAAACGAGCACCGGCTGTACTTAACAGCGTTCATTGACGCGCGCAGCGGCATCTTCACCGGGTGGCACGTCACGGAAACGCCCAGCGCATACTCGGTGCTTCTGGCGCTGCGGCGCGGCATCCTGGAACGCGGCATCCCGGAGAATATCCTGACGGACAACGGCAGCGACTTCTGTGCCTGGGACGTGGGCGGACGGGGGCACCGCAAAAGGAACGCGGAGGCCGAAGCCAACCGCCCGCCCACCATCATGGAGCATCTGGGCATCGGGTTCCACACGGCACTGCCACGAAACGCGCAGGCCAAGCCCGTGGAACGGAAATTCCTGGACGTAAAAGGCCAGTTCAGCCGCCTGTGGGCGACGTACACGGGCGGCAACGTAACGGAAAAGCCCGAATGCCTGAAAAAGGTACTGAAGAAAGGCCGTGTACCCACGGACGCGGAGTTCATCGAGGCGGTCGATACGCTGATCCGCGGATTCTTCAACATGCAGCCGTACAGCGGCCCCGTGGCAGCGGACCGGAAACACATCCGCGAGGACGTATACGCCATGCGGATGGGCGTGCTCCGCAAGCCGGCCACGCCGGAGGACCTGCGCCTGATGATGATGCGCACGACACGGCCGCAGACCGTGGGCCAGCGCGGCGTCAAAATCAAGGTGGGCGGCGTCTATCTTGAGTATTTCACACAGGATTTCCTGTGGGAGTGGCAGAAGAAAAAGGTATATGTGCGGTACGACCCGGACCACCTGGAGACCTGCTGCGTATATGACGCGGAAGAAAAGAAATTCATCTGCGAGCTGCCGCTGGACCAGCGCCTGACGATGGAATGGGGCGCAACGGGCGAAGAGGTGGCGGAGGCCGCGCGGTATGTGCGCCAGTACACCAAGCGCACCAAGGAGGCCACGGAAGCCGCGCGCATGCCGGGTTTGGACCAGCAGGCATTGATGGAAACCCGGCTGGCGGTGGCGCGGCAGCGGATGGACGGATACACACCGCCCAAATCCAAAGCACCGATCCAGCTGGTACGGGCGAAGGAACAGGAAGCACTGCCGCTGCAGGCAGCAGCCAGCGGCGCGGGCGCGGACGTTTTCGTCCTGGCGCGCGCGGCGGAGCGGCGAAACAAAGAAACGGAGGAATGACACAATGGCAAACGAACAGCTTCGGGAACGTTTGGCGCGGTATATCGACCAGTACAAGGACGATAAGGAATCCGGCGTCAATATGGGCACCGTGGGCCTTGCAATGGGCTACAAGAGCGGCGCGGCGGTCGTATCCGCCTATCTGTCGGGGACATACAAGGGGCGCGTGGATACTTTGGAGGCGCGTCTGGAGGAATATTTCCGCAACGTGGAGGCACGGACAGAGCAGGACAGCAAGCTGGCGGACATCCCGATGCCGAAGGAATATGTGAAGCTCTCCATCTCGGAGCGCGTATTCACCAGCATCCGGCTTGCTCATATGCGCGGCAGCATCGTGGCGGTGGTTGGCGATTCCGGTATCGGGAAGACCAAGGCCGCGCTGGAATACAACAACGTGTACCCCAGCTCCAGCTATTACCTTGAGGCGACGCCTGTAAACGGGAATCTGCGGAGCTTCCTGCGGGCGCTGTCCGCGGAAATGGGGCTGCCGGACGGCGGGAGCAATCTGGACCTCGAAAACCGCATCAAGGAGCATCTGCTGGGGATGAACAAAGTGCTGATCATTGACGAAGCGCAGAACCTGAAGTTCACAACCATGGAAATGCTGAAAAGCTGGAGCGACGGCGACCAGCGCAAAGGGCTGAAGGGCGCGGGGCTGGCGCTGATCGGCAACCCGGACGTTGAAAGCCAGATGCAGAGCCCGAAATACGACCGCCACCGCAACCGCAGAGTACACGTTGAAAAATGCTGGCGGAACAGCATCACAAAAGACGATGTGCGGCTTCTGTTCCCCGCGTTGGCGAAAGAGGGGCACGAAAAGGAGTTTGACCTGATGTACGGCATGTGCCGGAGCTGGAGCGCTGTGCGCGGCGCGGTGTATGCATATATCAACGCTGCGGACAGCTGCCGCGAGAGCGGCGTGGAGATGGATTACAACGCTCTGTTCACACAGGCGCAGACCATCAACCCGACGATCGGCGCGGGACGGCTTTAAAACGGGTTACAGGAGGTTTAAAGGGATGTTTAACAGGATGAAAACGGTTGCAACATTCGCGGCCGGAGCCGTGGCGGGGCTGATGCTGGCGGCGTGTCTGACGGTGCAGGGCTCCCGCCCCGGCGTATTCGGCGGCGAGGCCCTTATCCTGCCGCTGATGGCGCTGCTGCTGTATGTGGGCTACGAGGCCGGGCGGCTGTCCACGCTGGCGCAGGCGGAGCAGCGGCGGCGCAAGCGCAGAGCCGGGCCGCCGTACCGGGTAGAGCGTGGTGACGAATAAGGGATGCAGGATGGTGACGCCTTGTGACCGGAGCTGCCGCGGGCAAAGCTGCTGCGGGTGCTGCGGCTCCCCGCCGGGCCTGCACCAGACGGGGACGCTGTGGCAGCCCTATGATGAGGGGTGCTGCCACCGTACGCAGAAAGACCAGCCGCTGGCCTGCATGCACCTGCAGGGCCGATTGCGGCGGGAGTGGATGCAGGATATAGAGGAGGAAGACACAGATGATGGAACTGATAAGCAACATATTCCCGAAGATATCGATGATGCTTGGCGCGCTGGTCATTGTATGCCTGCTGTGCGGCTCAGCGCTGGCGGCCGTCCGGTGGACATTCTATAAATGGGAACGGCTGATCCGTATGCACGACGGCATAATGATTCTATTTGAATACCGGGATCACCGCGATGAGTTCCTTGCCTGGCGTGAAGAACAGAAAAAATAGCCGGGGCCATCTGGCCCCACCGTAATGCAGCCGCGCCGATGGCGCGCCGGTCACAAGCCCGGAAAAATGCAGAGTGCGGCGAAGGAGGTGAAACAGGCCGTGACGAAATATGAGTGGTACAAAGCGCACGGGATATGTCCAACTTGCGGCTGCAGAGATGCGGCCCCTGGACGGGTGCAGTGTCCGGAATGTCTCGAAAAAGAGAGGCTGAAAGCAGTGCAGAGACGGAAAAAGGAAAGCCCGGAGCAGAAAGAATACCACAACCGGCACCGCCAGCGAAGAACAGACCTGCTGCACGCCTTCGGCGTCTGCGTAAGATGCCAGCGGCGGGACGCTGCCCCCCGGACGCGCACAGTGCGCGTACTGCCTTGCCCGCAGCCGCCGGTACATGCAGTCCCGGTTGAGGGAGAAAGGCGTCATGCCGCGTGACATGCTGGGATGGCCGGGAATATGCAGCCGATGCGGAAAGCCGACAGATACGCAGGAAGCGCACAAATTGTGCCCCGCATGCCGGGAAGCATCGCAGCGTTCCATGGAAATTGCCCGCAACAGCCGCACGGAAAAGAATTGGTTTGCGCGCACGCACTCGCTCATGGCGTGGGGCAAACCATAGGAGGTGGAAACAACGGAAAAGCATGAAGAAAAGGTGTCGGAAATTCTGGCCCGCGCCGCGAAGTTGCTGAACGACGCCCCAAAAGTATACGAAACAAATTTCGAGCTGATGAAAGAGCAGGATGCCCTGCAGCAGGATCTGCTGCATAAGCTGGAAATCGAAAATCTTACGCGGGATGAGCGTGCGAAGCTGGCTACAGAGCTGCGCGACTGCCGCAGGCTCCGGCGTAAGTACAAGGACGTTGTGGAGGAGCTGGAGCCCATTGCAGGGTATTGCGGGACCGCAGCCGGAATGCAGGCGGTAAAGCAGTTGTCCCGGTTTGTGGGCGAGCTTCGGAAGGTGGAAAACTACCACCAGAACCGGCACTACGTCCCCAGATCCGGGCGTGTCAAAGGAGAAAGTCAGGATGCTGAGTGAACAGGATAAAAGCGAGATCCGGAAGTCGTACAGAAACGCAATCGACCCGCGCCAGCAGGTGAAGATCCTGTCACAGCTGTATCTGGTGAGCCGTGAGGAAATTCTGGACATACTGGGGCCGCTTTCCAAGTCCGCCCGCCCAAAACCGAGCCGGAAGGGCCAGCCGAGACGCATCTATGCGCCGGAGTTCAAGGCAGAGGCAATGGAGCGCCTGCGCTCCGGAGAATCTTTCCGGCGGGTGGCTGAGGATATGGGCGTCAATGTACGGACTATGGCTACGTGGGCCTATCAGATGCGAAGAAAGGAACGAGAGAAAAATGCCAAACTGTAAGTTTTGCGGCAAGCCCGTAAAATCCACACGCGTGATGCACGCGCACTGCTGGGAGCAGAAAGTCATGGAGCTGATGGAAACTGTCTGCGACAGCTATTGCCGCTGGCCGCTTGAGTGCCGGAGCTCTGAAGAACTGGAAGAAAATCACTGTAACGACTGCGTGCTGATCCAAGCGCTCAACCTCGGGCTCTAACGTCCGAGGTTCATGCGGAGCCGCGGCCCAGGAGGGCCGGCGTGGCTGGTCGTAACGGCAGCTCCGCACCAAAAGCCCCGCCCGGGACGAGAAAACCGGGCGGGGGTCTTTAAAGGAATATGGCACGGCATGGCTTACCGTACCACATGTACAGGATACCACGGCCCGGCGGCCGTTTCAACTCTGTTTTTTTAGGAGCGTGACAGGATTGAACATTCATCAATGGCGCAGTCTGCGCCGGAACCGAAGATGCACATACTGCGCACATTCCCATATCGTTTACGGCCGGGATGGGAGCATCTGCTTTTGCCGGGCAAAAGACAAAGCTGTGTATGAGGGCCTGCCCCGCTGGTTCTGCCAAGTATACACAGTGGTGGAGGATTCCTGATGACGTTGAAAGATTGTACTAAGGCGGAACTGCTGTGGCTCATCGACTGGATGTGTACGCACAGCATGTTCCGGCATGACCTTGAAATCGAACGGGCCCTGAATGATCTGGAATTTGAGCGGACTCGAAAGAGACTGGATGAAGCAAGGCGTCTACATGAGAAATCCGCACGGCTGCGGCGGCAGTATGTGGAGCTGCTGACGCCATATGAAGGCAAGCCCATCCTGGACGTCCCGGCGGACGTGCTTGACCATGCGTCTGCCATCCTTGAGGAAGTGCAGGTGCTGGATAAGAAATGGAGCAGGCTCATGAAGGTGTGAGAAAAGTGTTACATGATGTAGAACAAGGAGGACGCAATGAGATACCGGTATACAGTAGAGCTCACGGTGGATGAGCTGGATTTTTCTGCCACGGAGGCGGAGCACCTGCGTGCAGCACTCCGGGAAGCTGCTGAAGAATATGCCACAGGCGAAGTAAAAGTTCTGTGCGAGGACGGCTGGTGCATCGAAAAGAATGACGCGCGCATCCGCGCCGCGCTGCTGAACATGATGAAAGGGGTGCGGGAAGATGCCTGACGCATGGCTGTGGACGTGGGAAACCTCTTTGGGTGTATTGCTGGGCATCATCATCTTCGATGGGATGCGGTGGCTCATCAACGCGCTGCCGGGCCTGCGGGACTGGTTGGCGGATTGGCGGCTCGAGCGCCGGAACCGGAAAGCGATCCGCCGGCTGTGGCGCGCATACGGGCGCAAGCCTCCGCACGGCCTGTAAAAAACAAACGTGGGCGCTTTGGTACGGCGGCGGTCGTGCGGCGAAAAGTACGCACCAGTGGAAGAGGCCAAAGTAAAACAGAAAATGCCGCATCCGGGGCTGTGCCCCGGCCGTAATGCAGCCCCCTGTCCTTTCGGGCCGGGGCCGGTCCCAAGCCCGGAAAATGCAGAGGGCGGAATTTTGAGAAAGGATGTGGATACATATGGCAAGAAAAAAGCTGCACCGGGAGCCTGTGCTGAAGGACTGGGCGGAAGTGAACGACGCGCTGCGCAGCATCCACGAGTACGAGCACGCGCTGACGGAGATGGGCGTGGACATGTCGCGGCGCATCGACGCCGTGAAGGCTGAATACACCAAAAGCGCGGAGCCTTTGCAGAAGCGTGTCAAACAGCTGGAAACGGACGTTCAGGAGTATGTAGAGGCACACCGGGAAGATATGGCCGGAAAAAGCCGACAGCTGACGTTTGGGCGTGTAGGGTTTCGACAGTCCACGCGGTTGATTTTGGCAAATGCGAAGGTCCCGCAGGCCATCGCCACGCTGCTGGCCATGGGCCGCAGGGAGCTTGTAAAAACAGAGCAGAAGCTGGACAAAGAGGCGCTGAAGCAGCAGCCGGAGGAAGTTCTGGAGGCTGTGGGGGCGTACCTGAAAACCACGGATGAATTTTTCTACGACACGGGCGACGCCGTGCCGGAGGAGTAACAAGGAAGGAGGCGGCCGGGATGGGTGCGCTGGATGTAAGCAAGGGAACGGTAAAAAGCATCTATGCCCTGGGTGCAAAGCTGGGGATGGTGGAGCGTAGAGGCGGGCATGAAGACGCGCTGCACGCGCTGGTACAGGGCCTGACCGACAAAGAAAGTATCACTGCATTGACCCCGGCCGAAGCGCAGGCGGTGCTGGCGGAGCTACGGCGGCGCAGCTCCCCCGCGGCCGCACCGCAGAAAAAGCGGGCACGGAAGTACGAGGCACTGCCGGGCGGGCTGAGCGAGGGGCAGCAGAAGAAGGTCTGGTACTTGATGTATCAATTGGAAAAATATGATCCCGCGCCGGAGGGCGTACAGCTGCGGGACAGGCTGTGTGGGCTGATCAGCCGGCAGTTCGGCGTGACAGCCTTCCCCACCCAGCCGTTCCGGTTTTTAACGTTTTCCCAGGGTAACGCCCTGATCGAAGGTCTCAAGAAGCTGACCGAGCGCAAAGAGCTGGAATACCTGCACAGCGACCGATACCGCCGGGAACGGGAGGCGGCCGGAAAATGAGGAATGAACTACTGAACGAGCTGAAGCTGGAGGATCTGCAAGGCGAAGCACGGGAGCTGGCAGAAACCATCGGCATGGATGCTTTCCGGCGGCTGGTGGATGTGTACGGCGGCACCGGCCGGGTGTACATCCCGCAGGCGGACAAGCTCCTTATTCCTATCCGTGACAGACTGATCCGTGATGAGTACGACGGTTCAAACGTCTATGCACTGTGCAAAAAGTGGAATCTGAGCGAGGGATACGTACGCGGAATCGTGCGTGAAAAAACAGAACAGATACGGCGCGCCCCGCTGGATGGGCAGTGTACGCTGTTCGATGTGTGACTGTTTTGCTGTAAAATCTGAGTGGAACAGTCTTTAAAAGATAAGGTATGATGAACTCACAACGAGGGCATCGTGCCTTATCTTTTTGTATTTACGGAGGAAATCGCAATGACGTTCGATGCCGGAACCTGGTGGCTTCTGACAGTCATCGTAACAACGGTTGTAGGACTGGTGGGCTTTTTGTTTGGTCGCTCGGTGTTCCGGCAGCTGGATGAAAACCGGGCGGACATCAAAGAAGTGCGCGAGAACTATACCCCGCGCACCGACCACCAGAAGGACCTGGAAGCGGTGCGCCGTGAAATGAAAGAAATGCGCACCGAAATGCGCACCGAAATTCAAGCTATGTCCGCCGATGTCAAGGACATCAAGGAAAACGGCATCCGACGGGAGGAATTTCTGCAGAGCCAGTTGAAGCTGGAAAACAAGCTGGACCGTCTGATGGAGTTCATGATGAAGCAGGGAGGCAACTGAGATGGATGAAAATGAACTGCGCCGGAAGATGCAAGCCGGCGAGCTTGCAGCCAACAACGGGACTGTGATGCGCACGCTGGCCATCGCGGGCTGCGATTTCAAATTTTTAAAGCTGAAGAGCCTGCTGCTGGCGCTGGCGGGCGGCATGGACCGGATGGCGCTGTGCAGCAGCATCAACTACCTGGCGGACAGTGGATACCTGCAAGTGCGATGCATCGAGGACAAAGCCCCGTCCAGCGTTTCGGACGCAGAGCTGGAGGACCTGGAGGTCAAGCTGACGCCGCGCGGCATCCAGCTGCAGCGCTGCGTGAAGAAAGACCCGCTGGTAGATATGTAGGAGGGCTTGAGGATGCGCGGAAAAAACAGGAGCCGCAGCACCATATCACAGCTGCCGCCCGAGGTCCGCGACGTCGTGGATGAGATGGTGAAAGCGACGAACACCTGCACGCTCGCGGATATTCAGAAGTATCTGGCGAGCCTGGACGTCACGCTGAGCCTGCAGGCGATCAGCACCTACAGCAGAAAGCTGCTGGCCTCGCTGGAGGATATCCGTGTGACAAACGAGCGGATGAACGCCATGGTGCGGGAAGCGGCGAAGTATCCGGAACTGGATTTTTCCGAGGTGATCAACCGGGTGGCGGGGCAGAAGATCCTGGACGCCATCCTGTCGAAGCCGGACGAAGAGTGGAACGATATCGCGCTGGATAAGCTGCTGCGGGAGATGAATGCGCAGACAAAAGCCGTGGCGTACGCCCGCAGACTGGATATTCAAAGCAAGGATGACACGCAGGCCGCCATGGGCGAGCTGAAGGCGGAGTTCTTCTCAGCCCTTGGTACGGAACATCCGGAGCTGTACCGGCAGCTCGTGGCGGCGCTGGAGCGCCGGCAGAAAGGGGCGCAGCGCGGATGAAATGGTACGTACTGCAGGTCCTGACCGGAACGGAACGGGACGTATGCACGGCGTTGCGGCGCAAGGGCGTGTGTGCCCGCGCCCCGGCCCAGCGGATGGAGATACGACGGCGGGGCCGGTGGCAGAGCGAGGAGCGGCTGCTGCTGCCGGGATATGTGTTTGTGGGCGCGGACTATAACGCGGCGTTGTTCCATCTCGTTTCCCCTGTCCCCGGCGTCATCCGGTGGCTGGGTCTGGAGCGCGGAGAGCCGCAGGCGCTGGACACACGGGAGGCGCTGCGGTGGCGGCTGGACAGTGACGAGACGCTGGAGCCCAGCCGGGTGATATTCTTCCCCGGCGGTGGCTGGCATGTTCTGGACGGGCCGCTGGCAGCGTTTGCGAACTGCCCGGTGCGGATGGAACGGCGGCAGCGCCGGGCGTATGTGACGGCGGAGCTGGGCGGCGTGGCCCGGCGGGTGCGGTTCGGCGTCATCCCTGTGGACGGTGATGCTCAGTGAAGCGGAAAGACCCGCGGCGCGAACTGGCACGGAAGCTCTCCGGCGCGAAGCTGAAGGAGCCGCCGGAGCTGTGCACGCGGTGCGTGTGGGCCATGCATGAGAGCGGCTGCCCGGTTTGCCCCTTCCCCCGCTGCGTGCGGCGCAGCACACCGGGAAATGTGGAAAAGTTGAAACCGGTGTGAAAACTCGTTGAAAACCTGTTTTTAAGCAGGAGTTTAAAAAGCTTTTAAAGCGACAAGAAAACCGGGCGTGAAACAGGGTCGATTCGTCCCCTGCGGATGGTCTGGCAGGCATAGCGGCAAAAAACCGGGCGGAAACGGCCGGATGGCGAAGCGCGCCCGGCGAAAAACGGATGCTGCATCCCGCCGCTATGACATATATGCTTTTAAGCCCGTAATAAATGCTTTTAAGAGCTTTTAAAAGAGCAGGGATGTATCCAAGCCATATAGCAATACAAAACGGCGCGCAGGCCCTTCTCGGGGCCTGTTTTTTCGTGCCGGAAAGGAGCAGCGCATGAAACGGACCCCTCAAAGCAGCATAACCGCCCTTTTGGAGGGTGTTGAGCAGGCAAAACAGAAAAAGGAATTTAACATTTTAAAAGATTTAAAAACGCTGCATGCGCAGTACACCAAGGTGAGTAAGCGGGACTACCTCGCGCTGATCGACAAGCTGGTGGAAAAATACAGCGTGGACGAAGCGGCGGTGATCCACGCGGCGCTGTTGAAGAAGGTGCAGGCCGGAGACCTGGACGCCATCCGGCTGTGGAATGAGATGCAGAAGGAATCTGGCAGCGGCGCGGCGGAGGTGAACATCGTTGACAGCATATAGCCGCCCGGCGGTGACGGTCGATTTAAAGAACGTGATCGGGCCGGGGTTCTATGATTCGCACCGGGCGGTCCGGGAGCAGCGGGCCCATACACTGGTGGAGGAGGGCGGGCGCGGCAGCCTGAAAAGCTCGTTCTGCAGCGTGGAGATCGTGCTGTGGCTTCTGAAGTGGCCGCAAAGCCACGCGCTGGTGATGCGGCAGATGGGAAACACGCTGGAGGACAGCGTGTACTCGCAGATGCTGTGGGCTGTCGCAAAGCTGGGGCTGTCGGAGCATTTTCTGGAGAAAAAGAGCCCGCTTCGCCTCATTTAC